GTGTAAGCCAGCTCTTTGTCTGTCAGACCGAATTTGACTTCCTCCCAGGTGCCGAGCGTAATGTCGATCTTGGTCGGATTCAGGTCCGCAGCCGTTCCAGTTCCACCGGCCTGCGTAGAGAAAGTACCCGGTTTGGAGATCTGGATGGTATCGCCCTTGCCGGCGCTTTTGCGCTCTTCATCGTAACCACGATGGATACGGCCTGCCATGCCCAGGCAGTCCTCAAGGACGATCAGTGCTTCTTGGGCATAAAAAATCGGATTATACGGATCTGTGTAGTTTACCATAATTTTTATTTAACCTCTTAAGTGATATTGAGGGGAACGCCCGCTTTTACAGCTTGATCCTTTGCAGCTCTGTATAATTCAGGAACTTTAGAGTCTGCCCTAGAAAGTGTTATAACGGAACCATGCCCCGATTGGTGGTTGCCACCAAGCCCCGGCCCTCCGGGAGTTGTAGCTAAAATTCGTTCTTTATTCGGGTAAGCTTCGATGATTGCGGATATTGCAGTTTCAAAATCAGCCGCTTTGCCAAGTTGCATTGGATCTTTCGAAAGTATCTTATCGTCGTTTAAATGTCCTACGACTCTTACGTCAGATCCTTCGCCTTCGACCTTGAACTTATCGCCAAAAAGTTTCGCTCCAAGATCGGGCGGCAAATTGGTTTTCGGCTTTTCTCCGGAAAACCAGGGACTTTTTGCAAATTCGGTGGAAATCGAAAGGTGCCGAATAGTGTCCGTTTGCTTTTCGATTGTTGCCTGAAATTCAGTAACCGCTGCTGTATGACCATCAAGAAGTGCCTTTTTTTCATCTCTATAGATTCCAGAGAGCTGATCTTTTACTTTTTCAACTTCACCAGCATCGATCAGCTTTTTGTCATCGAGATTGGCAACGGTCGCTAAGGCTTTTTTTGCCTTTTCAGCGTCGATTCCCTCAAAAACTTTTAGGCTTTCTTGAGCCTGCTCTTTTGCAAGTCGGTGTTCCTTGGCTTCGGTATTTAGGGCAGCGATTTTTGACAGTGTTGCGGGAGCGTCAAAAGCCATTTCCTTGGTTTCGCCGTCTTTTTCATACACGTAGATAGGTTTTCCATCTTGCACTACGACATTTCCGTGTTCATCTAATTTTAACTTCCACATGCTTACACTCCTTTAGGCTTCGCGCCTTGGTCTGTTGGCTTCGCGCCAAATTTCTTTACTGAGCTTCACGCTCGACTTTGTTGCAGGGGCAAACAAAAAAGGGCAAACACGATGATACGGACACCGTATTTGCCCTTTGAAATTGCTTCATTGAATCTGTTTTTAAGATCGGCCAACCCGAAAAACAGAACCCCTTATAATTATTCTTGACATTTCTTACTAATAGTGAGAATAAATGTCAAGATAAAAATGTAACTTTCTAATAATTTTCTACAAAAATGTGAGAACTATGTTTAGACGACCTGTTCATCCGACAAGAATGCATAAAATTAAAGAACGCCGAATGCGGGTTTCCGAACTATTAAAACAACGTTACAAGCAGTTCGAAATGGGTGATCTCCTTGGTGTTGATCGGTCAACCATTTCAAAAGACATCAAAGCTATCCACAAGGAGTGGATGGCGCAATCTCTTGATAACTTACATATAGTAAGATTGCGGGAACTTGTAGACCTGGATGACATGGAAAAAATCTGCATTCAAAAATTAGCAGCTATTAAGAGTCCTACCCAAGGTTCCAGATGGATGGAAGAACGCAGAAAAATCAAAGAACGCAGAGCAAGATTGCTCGGCCTGGATGCTGAACAGAGATATTCCGTTAAACGAGAAATCACAATTATTACTAAAGAAAAACGAGATGCCGTGGTTCTTGCAGCTTTGGGCGGGAGACTTCCCAAGGGGATTGGTTATCATCCACAAAGGGGATTTTCCGGGGATGGCTCTGACTCCGGAAAACCTATCGATGCTGAATTTAAAGAAATAAGCCCATCGGATGCAAACAAACATACACGCGACGCAAACCATACAAACGACTCAGCAGCAACTTAATGCGCTTGCTTCGGTTCCAATTGAAGATTTAGCGTATTCAAACTTGCTTGCTTACGCAGCGTTAATGCAGAACGATTACGATGTAGCTCCGCATATTGCGCTAGTTGCCGATCATCTAATGGCCGTTGAGCGGGGTGACATTACACGCCTCATGATCTTTTTGCCACCTCGGCATGGCAAAACAATGTTAACTTCTGAATTTTTTCCGGCATGGTTTTTGGGACGTAATCCGGAAAAACAAATCATTGCCGCAACATATTCTTTTGATAGAGCCGGTGATGTTGGCCGAAAAGTAAGAAACCAAGCTATTGATCCAATTTATAAAGAAATATTTCCTGAATGTCATGTTTCAGCAGACTCAAAGAGTGCCAGTAAACTAGGAACGTTGCAAGGTGGTAACTATTTTAGTGTTGGAGTTGGTGGAGCTACGGTTGGTCGTGGGGCGCATTTATTCTTAATTGACGATCCGCTTAAAAGTAGAGCCGATGCTGAAAGTGAAATAACTCAGCGTCGATTAAGAGACTGGTTTCAGTCAGTTGCTTATACTCGTTTAATGCCTGGAAGAAGCGGTATCATCCTAATTATGACTCGTTGGAGTTATTACGATTTGGCGGGTTATTTGCTTGCAGAACAAAAGCATGAAAATTGGACGGTCATCAATTTACCGGCTATTGCGGAAGATAACGATGAGATTGGCCGGACAAATGGTGAAGCAATATGGCCTAGCAGATATCCAGTTCCAATTTTAAACAATATCAAAAAAACCGTTGGAACAAGAGAATGGAACTCTCAATATCAGCAAAGACCACTGCCGGAAGAAGGTGGGATGGTCAAGTTGGATTGGTTTAAAAGGTACACATTTAAAGAACATAGAGACATTGATCTTAATTCCCGACAAACTAAATCAGAACAAGAGCGGACCGAACTTTTAGCCAGGCAAACAGCAATTCGAATGCTTGGAAGAACAGACGTTGGGTCAACGAAATTTATAAAAATAGTTGCATCATGGGATACAGCCTTTAAGGAATCTCAGCTTAACGATCCCTCAGCTTGTACTGTTTGGGGTGTTACTAACAGCAACCTTTATTACTTGTTGTGGGTAATTAACCAAAGGCTGGAATTCCCCGAACTTGTTAAAAAGGTTATCGAGGTACATGAACGCAATAAAAATCATTTCAATTTTTCAGCAGGGCAATGCCCGGTACTTGTAGAAGACAGGGCCAGCGGCCAAAGTCTGATACAGGAACTCAAAAGATACACCAGCATTCCAGTCATTGCGATCAAAGCTGATGCAAATAAACAAGTAAGGCTTAGTGAAACTACGTCAATCATGGAAGCTGGTCGTGTGTGGTTGCCTGAAAGTGCCGTTTGGCTTGTTGATTATGAGACACAGATTTGCCAATTTCCATATTCGAAATTCGACGATATGGTTGACTCAACTTCGCAATTTCTGAGATGGGCCGGCGGCCCCCGCTTTGTGAAAAGCAAGGAAAAACTTTTTTGGAAATAAGAGAGGATATAAGATGAAAAGAAAAGATTTGCTAAAAAAACATATTAGATACACCGAGAATATTGATGATTGGACTTTTTATCAACTAGCCTATGAAGGTGGAACAGGATTTATAAAAAAGGCTTTAGGTAAAAGAAATTCCAGAGAATCAATAGGCAATTTTAATCAAAGAATTGCCGATGGTGTTTGTTTTAATTACGCTGAAGCTATTATTGATCTTTTCAACTTTTATCTGACTGAAAAAACTCCTATTCGAACATTGGAAAAATTAAAACATAATAAACAGTGGACAATGTTCCTTGATGATGCCGATCTTACTGGTACGGATTTTAACGTTTTTATGGACGAAGCGCAAAAACTGTCTTCAGTATTTGGATCAATAGGCATTTTAACGAACAAGCCAGCTTCAAAAGCTTCGAATGTTGCCCAGGAAATTGATCAAAAAGTTTATCCTTATGTCGCAGTTTACACATTGCCTAATATATTTGACTGGAAATTTGGGAAGGACCCTGTTTCCGGTAGACCGATACTTACTTATCTTAAATTAAAAGATGATAATGATGAATACTGTGTCTGGTATCAGGATAGATGGGAAATATGGGAAGATGTAAATATTAAGAAAGATCCGGTGTTAGTTGAAAGTGGTCAAAATTCTTTGGGTGAGATACCCTTTATTTGGATGCAAAATGTCAAGAAGATTAATTCTCCGTTTCTGGGGAAATCGGATATTGTGGATATCAGCCGGATCACTGCAAGTATCGTGCGCGATATAAGCATGGGAGATGAAATAATTAAGTTTGCCGGTTTTCCGATGATGCGTAAACCAATGCAACCGGAAGGTGCAAAGACAGAAGATGAAACAGGTGCAGAGGCCATTCATGAATTTGATCCGAGTTTCGGTGAATATGGAAAGCCGGATTGGATGAAAACAGAGGTTTTAGAACCGATTGAAGCTATCTTGATGTGGACTGACAGGAAGACTGATGAAATATACAGGGTGGCGCATCTTTCGGGGGTACATGGTCAACGCAAAAGCAATAACGAAGTATCTTCAGGACTTGCACTAAGGTACGAATTTCAGCAATTGACAAGCGTTCTAACAAAAAAATCGAACAACATGAGCGAGGCAGAACGCTCCATTGTTCGATTTTGGAAGAAATGGCAAAATATCGAAGTTATTGATAAAGACATTGACATCAAACGAGCTAAAGAATTCTCCATTGATGATTTAAGCATCAACCTGGAAAATACTATTACGGCAATGAAAAATGTTGTCAGTGAAAAGTTCAGGATTTTGGCTCAGCAAGAAATGGCCAAACGAACATTGCCGGATGTTTCTGAAAAGAACAAGACTATTATTGATCAAGAAATTGAAAACAATAAAGGCAAAATTGAAGATTTCGAATCAAAGAAAAGCGAAAAAGTCAAGCCGGCCAACAGAGCCGCTAATCAAAACTAAAGATCAGCAGGCTTGCCAATGCCGGAAAAATTATAATCTCCGGCCCGAAGGGCAGCAATTTCAGCATCTTTTGCCCTTTGAAAATCAGGATGCTGCTGCTCTTTGTTTCTGCAATCAATACAAATATGTTCCAGATTGAACCATGACATCGTATGTATAGATACACTGTTTCGTTTAAAACTATTTCCGCAGCGCTCGCAATGTGTTAAATATGGCTTTTTTTCTCTCATACGATTTCACCTGCTTCAAAATAATAAAGTTCAAGCTCCCGGCTTAATCCAAACCAGCCATCGCTTATTGTTTTAGCTACCGCAAAACAGGGAATATCTTTAAACTCACCGTTTTGCCGAACGTACAAACCGCAATCAACGTTTTCAAAAACCGTAACTATCTTGTCAACCGTTGGAGATTCATTCATAAGACTAATGAATGTGTCGAAACTATCTTGTTGGTGAGGGGTCAGCTTCACTTGATTCCAATTCTTTTGGTCATTCTGTATGCCACGCTTTCGGCTATGATTTTCTTTCCGTCATCTGACTTAGGGTCGATGCCCTTTATTAAACAAAACATCATCGGTTTGGTAACTTGATGTAACCAATGATACAACTTTGGATTGTGCTCATATAAGCGTCTTGCATATTTAACCGTATAAAGATGTTTTATATAATTTAATGGTGCACCGTAGAAGGTGCCGGGAACATTGAATTGATCTTTAGGTATCCACTGATCCTTGTCATCGAGTGTTCCGGCGTATTCGTGTGCGCCTTTTAGAAATCGTTTTATTTGCATGTTGTTTCAGCCATTTCATTGACTTCCGCTTCAGATAGTTGAATAATCCTATCAAGCAGCTTTGGCATAATCGTTAATCTCTATCGGTAAAATATCTCCGAAAGGTGGATTTCCCACAAAGCTGCTATCACCGACCTTGACCCATAAAACTGGGAAATCCGGATGCTTCTCGGGAAACTGGTTGCATTCCAAGTCAGTAAAAATGATAAGAAACTTAGGTGCATCACCAGTCCTGATCTCGTTTTCGTAAATATTCTCAAAGATCGGAACGAAATTAGTTCCACCACCGGCCTCTGTTTTCAGAATTACCGGCAAATCATCATTCGTATAGACCATTGTATCTGCATGTTTGATGTTTGTATCAAAGAAACGAACGGTTAATTCTATCTGCGGGAATTCTTCAAGAATAGATGAAATTTCAGCTCCAAATTGAGCAAGTTCTTCGTCATACACACTGCCTGAAGCATCTACGTCGCATTCAGCTTTCAGGAGTTCTACGCCAGTGCCTAAGCTTGGTAAAATTAGATTGTAAGCCAGATAACGCCGATTGGGCTTGAGCCATGTATAATCGCCATAATGAGTTTTTTCAACCCATTCTCTTAGAACATCTTGCCAACGTTGCTTGGCTTCAACCAGAGCTTCTACAACACGCTCTAAACCACCTGGAAAATCACCCATCCTTTTTGCTGTTTGAGCTGCCTGTTTAGCAGCAATCTTCCAATTTTGCTCCGAGTTTGCCTTTTCAGAGCCGGTAGCCGGCGTAGGAGCCTGGCCTTTTTGTTGGAGAGCATCTCCTGGAAGATCCCTGACTTCACCGTTAGGATTGTCGTCTTGATCGTCTTGATCGTCTTGATCGTCTTGATCGTCTTGATCGTCTTGGTCGTCTTGATCGTCCTGGTCGTCCTGGTCGTCCTGGTCGTCCTGGTCACCGTCGCCTTGCCCGGGACAACCACCAGGCATAGCTATGTCACCATTTGGATCTGGCTTTTCATCTTCATTGCCAGGATCGTCCGGAAGTTCAAAATAAACCTTAT